GGAAGTATTTCTTTTGCTCGCCTTAAATGTTTAGCTTCTTCTCTCATATGGGGTTCATAGTTTCTAAAATCAAACTCTAATTCACCCCCTTCATATTCGGACCCATCGGTTAATTGACAAGTCATCGAAAGCTTTCTTATTTTACCGTGTTCAGGACCTTGTTTTTCATATGGTTTATCCCAACCATCACAATGCCAATCATAATATTGATTGAGTTTATATTTTGTAAATTGACATGATTCTGATCTATCCCATTCAAAATTCCAACCTGCAGCTCTATTTGCTTGATGAATGTATGGGTGCAATTCTCTATATATCCATGGATCATTGAGCCATACTAAATCTGAATTTCTTTTTCTTTTCATATCTCTAATTTCATCTTTAGTAAGTTCTCTATCTCCATAACCACCTGTTCTAGCTAAAGATTCAGAATGTGATAAACCATATTTAATTATGTCATCACATAGTTTTGGTGGTATTGCTGAAGTAAAATACCAGTAATAATTAGATATATTCATAAGTTATTGTTTGAACAAAATTCAAACTATCTTTCTGTCTGTTGTTTAGATAATACATATTAGTTGATGGAAACATAATAAACATATTATCTTTTAATTGTATGTCCCAACTTCTTCCTTTTCTTCTATTGTCATCATAGAAGATTCTGACAAAACAGTTATTAGTTTTTACACCATACAGTAAAGTATAATCAGGTGAGTTTCTTAAATCGACTGGATCAATATTGAGTAATGGTTCTGTCTGTTGATTGGGTTTATACATATCACCCCAAGTTCTTTTATTCACTAATTGAAAACCATATTCTAAATTTATATGCTCACGCATATACGTATTCAACATGTCCCAAGTTCTTGAAAATGGAAACTCTGAATCTGTAAATGTAGATTGTAAAATGTCGCCTGATAATTTATCTCGATCTATTTCAAAACCTTTAGGCATTGAAACATCACCGAAGTATAAAGCTTGCTCTGTTAAAACTTTCTTTTGCATACCACCACCAGATATATATTATGCTAGACTATTTGTCAAATCCCAGGCTTGAGTTTCTTCATTCCAGTTGTAACCCCATCTGTGAGTTCCAGCTGTATTTTGATCTTGTTGTTCTTGAGTTAAAGCAGGTGCATCACCGATTGGAGATTTCCAAGATGCAGTTGCAATATGTTTTACCCATGAAGCATAAGGTTTTTTAGGCCAGAAGATTTGATCATCTTCATCCCAAGTATAACCAATACCTGCATAGTTTCCTCTAAATGGAGTTCCACCGTTTTTATGTTGTCCACCTGCTGTATTGTATGAAGTTTGAATCCACATTTGTGCAGGCCAATTATTGTGTTGTTCTAAATATTGTTGACCTACTGCTTCGTCTTCTACTCCATCAGCATTTAACATATCAGAATTATTCAAGGTTAATACTTGAATAACTTTTCCGTTTGCTCCTAGTTTTGCAAAATGTGCCATAATGTTTCTCCTTATATATTAATTTTAAATTTTAGTAAACACATAAATATTATTGATATTTGTATCTAATAATAACAATTCCGCTACCGCCTGAACCACCAGAAGTTGGATTAGGATTTGAGTTACTATTAGCTCCACCACCGCCACCACCAGTGTTTGCTGTTCCTGCAGTTCCAGATCCAAAAGATCCAGGAGGACCACCTCCAAAACCAGGTCCACCTCCAGCACTTGCTGGACCAGGATTTACAAATCCACCTCCACCTCCACCACCAGCTCTTGCTACTGGAGAAGCTGTAATACAAGATGTTGCACCTCCACCACCTGTTCCACCAGTATCATTAGGACCTTGAGTACCTGCAGTTAGGGCTCCACCACCTCCACCACCCGCATTACAAGATCCATTTCCTCCATTAGTTCCTTGGGCTGGATTTACAGGAGGAGTATTTCCTGATCCTGCTGTACAATTATTACTACCAGCTCCACCACCAGAACCACCAGATATACCATCACCATCAGGAGAAGGACCTCCTGTACCACCACCTCCGCCTCCTGCGGATGTTATCGTTGAAAAAACTGAATTAGAACCTGAAGCTCCTTTAAAACCTGTTGTAAATGGACCTGTTTGACAACCACCCGCACCACCGCCTCCAACTGTAATTGGATAACCTTGTACTGAAACTGGTAAAGCTACAGCAGGAGATGCACCTCTTGGTGAAACTGAATAACAACCTGATGCTGTTCCTGGAGATTCTCTATAACCTCCAGCTCCACCACCTGCTCCACCACTTGTTCCCGCACCATTTGTTCCAGTAGCTCCTCCACCGCCACCAGCAACTACTAAATAGTCAACTGTAGTTGAACCACATGCATTCCCTGCACAAGTAACTGTAAAAGTACCAGGACTTGTAAAAGTATGAATTTTATAATCTCCACAACAAGTAACTGTTCCACCAGTAGCTGTTACATATAAAGCACTTGATTCTTGTGATGTATCTGTTGATTCATTTGTAACTAACCAACCTTTAGTTCCATCTACATAAACAAAAGTTTTTGAAGTACCATTTGTAGAATAAACAACTGGATTAGTTCCATCTACTCCACCAATAGGAGAACTATTTCCATCAACTGATAAGTTGTTTGTTGCAAATGTGAATGCATAATCTTTAAATGCTACAATATCTCCAGCACTTGGACTAGCTGGTAAAGTTAAAGTTATTGCTCCAGAAGTTGTGTTTACAAAATATCCATTCCCACTTACTGCTGTGAATGACGCTGTCTTTGCAGTCGTATCCCAATCTACTGTACCTGTACGACCAAAACCTGTTTGTGTTGCACCACAACCTAATTGAATTGTGTCACCTGATTGTCCTAATGTAATTGTAGAACCTGATGCTGATTTTAATGAATTCGATTTTAGATCACCTGTAACAGTGATTGTATCTCCAGCATCCCCTAATTGTGTTGTACCACAATCTATTCTTGGACTAATTTTATTTACTTTTACTTCACTCATAATTTACCTATTGATATTTATACCTTATTATAACAATTCCGCTACCGCCTGTTGCTCCTGCTTGTGGAGTTCCAGGACTACTACCTGTTCCTCCTCCACCACCTCCTGTATTAGCAGTTCCGTTATTACCTCTACCAGTAGGAGTTAAAGGGCCACCATCTCCACCTCCACCTGTTCCACCTACTGCTCCGTTAGTGCAATATGGGCCAAAATATGTACCTCCGCCTCCACCACCAGCATAAGCTGTTGATGACCCTGAAATTGAAGTTGAAACACCATTACCACCTGCTCCAGCAACACAAGCAGGAGAAGCTCCTCCTACTGCACCTGCTCCACCTCCACCAGCAGAAGCTCCATTCGGGCCACTTCCACCTGTAGCACCACCATTATTACCTTGTGGTGGACTTACTGGTGGAGTATTTCCTGTTCCACCTGAAGCCGCAAAAGTAGCCGCACCTCCACCTGAACCTCCTGGTTGTCCACATTTAACACTAGGAGGAGCTTCATTTGAACCAGCACTTCCACCACCTGCTGAAGTTATACTTGAAAAAATTGATGGAGAGCCTGCTGGAATGGGATTTGTTCCATCACTAGAACCAGAAGAACCTGCACCAACTGTAATAGGATAACCTTGTACTGAAACTGGTAGTGCTGAAACACCACTTCCTAATGGACTAACTGAATAACAACCAGAAGCTGCTCCAGAAGATTCTCTAAAACCACCAGCACCTCCACCACCTGTAGAATATCTTGCTGGCGAACCAGTAGCACCAGCCGCACCACCTCCACCTACTACTAAATAATCTACATTTGCATTTGCAGGTGTGCCAGCACATGTAACTGTGAAAGTTCCTGGACCTGTAAATGTGTGAATTCTATAATCACCACAGCAAGTAATAGTTCCACCTGTTGCTATAATAAAATCACTTACAAAACCTTGTGAACTGTTTCCAGCATTAGTTACAATCCATCCTTTAGTTGCATCTACATAGACTAATGTTACAGATACACCTGATTGATTTAAAATATAATCAGAAGCATTTCCTTCAATATTAGAACCATTTCTTCCAACTGTTAAATTGTTGGTCACAAAATTATTTGCATAATCTGAAATAGCTACAATATCTCCTGCTGATGGAGATGTAGGTAATGTAATTGTAAAAGCTGATGAAGTTGTATCCGCAAAATAACCTGTTCCTGAAACTGCATTTGCTGGATCTGCTGTGATTGCAGTTGTGTTCCAATTAACTGTTCCAGTTCTACCGAATCCTGTTTGACTTGCACCACATGCAAGAGTAATGGTATCGCCACTTGCACCAAGTGTAATGGTTGAACCACATTTGTTAGCGATGTTAGCACCGCATTGATTTTGAATATTGTTTACTTTAATTGTACTTGCCATAATTATTGATACCTGTACCTTATTATTACTACACCTGAACCGCCGTTTCCACCAGTTCCACCAGATCCACAAGTTCTTCCAGATGAACCACCTCCACCTCCACCAGTATTTGCTGTAGCTGCACATCCTGGAACACCAGCTCCACCAGCAGCTGTTCCACCTGCTCCGCCACCGCCTGTCGCTGTTCCACCAGATCCACTAGGTGCTGAACCACCTGAACCACCTCCACCTGCTCTTTGAGTAGGTGTTGCATTAATAGATGATGTTGCTCCTGTTCCACCAGATGCACCTGGACTACTAGGAGTATTACCTTGTCCATCTTGTCCATCTCCACCAGCTCCACCTCCTCCAGAAGCATTTAGAACTGCACCAGGATTTCCACCATCTCCACCAGGATTACCTTGTGGGGGATTAACAGGAGGTGTATTCCCTGCTCCACCATCAGTCCATCCATCTCCACCTTCAGATGATCCACCACCTGATCCACCAGAATTACCTGTTGCATTAGTACAAGGAGAAGAAGCACCTGTTATCCTAGATCCACCTCCACCACCAGCTGTAGATGTAATTGTTGAAAAAATTGAATTATTTCCATTAGCTCCCCTATTAGTTGTTCCACAAGAGTTGGCAGCAGAGCCTGCTCCACCACCACCAACTGTAATTGGATAACCCTGTATTGAAACTGGTAAAGCTGAAACGCCTGCTCCTAATGGACTTGCTGTATAACAACCACTTGCTGCACCTGATGATTCTCTAAAACCACCTGCTCCACCTCCACCACCACCATAAATTGATCCACTAGAACCAGCACCTCCACCACCTCCTCCAGCGACTACCATATAATCTACCGTAGTTGATCCACATGGGTTTCCTACTGAAGAAACACAAAAAGTTCCAGGTCCAGTAAAGGTATGAATTTTGTAATTTCCACATGTTGTTTCTGTTCCACCTGTTGCAGATATAAATGTTGGTAATTGAAAAGATGCATCATTTGAATTTACAACAACCCAACCTTGTGTCGCATCTACATAAACTACTGTAGCTGTCTGTCTGTTTGTAGATATACCACCATTACCTGTACCACCTTCAAAATTTGATCCATTTCTTGCTAATGTAATAGCATTTGTTGCAGCTGTTCCTGCATAATCCGCTACAGCAACTATATCTCCAGCACTAGGTGTTGCAGGAAGTGTTACAGTTATCGGTCCAGAAGTTGTGTTAACAAAATAACCATTTCCACTTACAGCAGTAAAACTAGCCGTCTTCGCTGTAGTGTCCCAATCAACCGTTCCAGTTCTTCCAAAACCAGTCTGCGTTGCACCAGCTGCTAAAGTTACTGTATCACCTGATTGACCAATCGTTAATGTTGATCCGCATTGTGATGATATTTGATTAACTTCTATTTTTGACATTATACTATTACTAAAGTCCCTGTTACTGTGATTGTTCCAGGTACTGTAATAGGTCCCGCTAGTACACCATTTTCGATGGTTTGCGTACCGTCAATTGTACCTGCTTGATTTGGTATAAATTCATTAGGGGCTGTTCCGCCTCCAATATATTGGATTCCATTTACTATTGCCGTCATTGTTCCTCCTACGAACTAATTGTGTCGATGTATGAAGTAACTACATCTAAACTAGATGCAGTATCACTAACTGCTTCAAGTACATCTCCGCTTTTTAAAACTATCTTCGCTCCACCTTGAATTAATTCAATTGCAGAATTTGGTGGAATTGCAACTCCTTTTGCTAAAAAGTAATCACTACCACCATTTGCAATTTTAACATCAACTAAAATAGTAGACGATACAATGTTACAACATCTGATTCCAATAACTGCATCATAATTACCTGCAGTCAATAAAGCTTGGTCTGATGTTCCAATTTGTCTTTGAAGATCGTTTCTAAAATCTTGTGCCATATTTTTTTCCTATTTATAACGCAACAGCCATTGCAAGTGCAAAACCTGCTGAAGCTGCTCCGACTGGTGTACCTGTTGCGTCCAGATAAACCGATTTACTTGCAGGCATTGTACAAAATACATCTAATGTACTTGAACCACCTGAATTAAAGTTAATCTTTGAAGTGTTACCTGCAGAGTTACTTAAAACTGTATCTCTTTGTAAAGTTGTAGAAGCTGATAAAGTTCCTAAACCTACCTCAAAGTTTGCTGTGCCTTGTTCAAAGATAGCGTAATAAGTTGTATTAGAAGTTCCAATACCACTATTAAATGTTATGAAACCAGTTGCAGCACCTGCAAGTGTAATGTCACCTGTGCCTTGTGTTGTACTAGTTTCTTTTACTCTATCATTTATAACCAACGCCATAAATTTTCTCCTTAACTCATACTAATAATTGCATTAGCAGGTGTAGCAGGATCAGGAAACGTAATAGTAAAAGTACCATTCGTTGCTGTCTTGTTACCACCAAAATCTAAAACCACTACTAGTCTATTTGCTGTACCATCAACTGTATCCGTATTATATATCGCTGCAAAAGCTGCAGTGAAAGATGCACTAGTATAACTAACATTATCAAAGTCTACTGATGCAACTGCAGTGCTTGCTGCAACTCCAAGATTTGTTAATGTTTTAACAGAATAGTTAGTGCCACCTGTTGTATCTACTTCACCATTACCAGTTCCTAACAAAGCAACTGTTGATGAAGTTGTATATGGATTAGTTGTATACAAAGAAATTTTAAAAGTGTTTCCTCCAGAAGCTTGAAAGTCGTGTTGTCCAGAAAAGAGTGCACCTCTAAAACTAAAAGGTATTATATTTGCCATATTATTTTATCTCCTTAATTACTTGATGGTGGTTTTACGTTTAGTTGAGCGCGAACTTCACCATCTTGATATTCGTCTCTGCGTCTTGTACCGATTTGCTCGATAGCATACGATTCTAAAGCTTCATTATATTGCGCTTGATAGTATTGTAACATATCCTGCGGACCTTTCAAGTATCCATATGCATTTACCAGACAAGCGTACAAAAGTAAATCTTGATATTTGTTTGATAGATAAGTTCCAGTTGTAGCCGGAGCGGGACTTGAAGTTGTGTCTGTAATAGAATCTGGCTCTTTGTCATAAGCTAGTGTAATTTCGTAAGTTTTATCAGGCGTTGGGGCCACTACCCAAAAGGTTTCATCCCAATTAGCATAGTATTTTGGAATATCTACAGCCTGTGTACCAGGTGTAGAATAGTATTCTGCCATAAAACTAGTGTCTCTTTGTTCTAAATAGAATTGATTTCCAGCCTGATCTTTAAATTGTACATATCTAATTGCTCTTAAATCAGATGGAATAGTTACATATCTGTTTCCAATAATTGCATTTGATGTTGCATAAAATACATTTTGATCTGTGTCTATTGCTCTTGTAATTTTGTTTTCTGCATTTTTTATTATTGTTGATAAAACAGAATCAGATAAAACTGTGCTACTAACTTCTGTATAGTTTCTAATATCAGTTCTTAAGTTATCTAAAGTGTATGCCATTATCCGTTTACTACCTCAAGTGTTACTGGTCCTGCTGAACAGTTTGCTCCACCACCTTGTATATTACCTGATGTAGCATTACTAGTACTAGTTATGTAAAAATAATTTATTGGAGTTGTTAAAGAATCTGTTGTTGTAGCTCCTGTAACATTACCTGCTGAATCTATTTGACCTAATGCAATAGTAAAACCATTTGCATTATTTAAATCACTTACATTGTCAAATGTAGGAATGTTTCCAAACGATTGTAAATTTTTTAAATCTGCTTCATCTGCACCACCGGGTCCTGCAGAAGTTACAACAGGAGGTCCTCTAAATCTTACAATATCACCTGCAGATCTTTGATGATCTTCTGAAAAAACATTTACGTAAGTTGTGCCACCATAAATAATAGATGTAAATGGATTGTTACCTAAAAGTATTAAACTTGTTTTAGACGCTGGTTGTGGTCTTGGATTATATAAAGCTTGTGCATCTGATCCAATTGGTTTTGGTTCTAGTTGTGGTTGCTTTGGTTCATACTCTGAAGTGTGAACTAAAAATCCATTCCATTCTCTTACCATTTCATCATAAGGAAATGCCATTCCTGATCTATCAGAAATTGCTAATGCGTGTTTACCTGATGCATACTTACCCATTATACTCCATCTCCATAAAACGTTTGTGGTGAAATGAAAGTAGATGTACCTTGATTGTCTGCATCAAGTGCTCTTAACAATTCACTTTCATATCTTCTTTCTAATTCTTGACTTCTATCTGGTGAATATTTTAAACTTAAGTAATAAGCTAATCCAGACATCATACAAGGATAGAATCTATTTACTACATCTGATGTATTGTTATAATCTCCAACATCTTGAATTTTAGATAAATAATAAAAACAAAATTGAAAACTACTTGGTGTAGTTGTGCTTGATACACTTGAACTTGGTGTCGTATATAAAAATACGCTTGGATTTAATTTTCTATCTACATAATATTGTGAGGGTGTACCTTTAGCTAATTTGTTTGGTGTTTGTGAATATGTTGATCTATCAATTTTTGTAAGTGCTACATCTACTGGTGCAGTTGTAGTAGAATTATTTCTATAATATGCTTCTAAAACTGTATCTATATCATCAGGAAAATTTTCTGAATCAGATGCATAATTGTATTCTGCTTGTCCTTCGACTAGTGGTACTTTAGCTAGTTTTACTTTCCATAAATGAACACCTCTATTACCCCATTCTTGAAACATAATATTTAAAGAACGTCTTGCAGATCTTAATTGATAACCTGTTCTAGTTCCTTTCATACCTGTTCTCTCAAATGCTTCTTCTATAATATCATCTATTTGTGGATTGAATTCTGTAGTTTCTGAAGTAGGTGAAATAGTTTGTGCAGTATTACCCATACCACTATGAACTGTACAGTAATAAAATAATAAAGGTGCGCCTGTAGTTCTAACGGGTGCAACATTAATAGTTACTTTAGCTCCAGCATTTCCAGGAACTCCAGTTGTAGTTACGCCTGTAGTGTAAGCAACACCTGCTGGTGTTGCGTGTGTACCATTAGCAGTAGTTGAAAAAGCTAATTGATGGGTTAGGTTTGTACTATCTGATTGGTCGAAGATATAAGTATTGCCTTCTTGTAAATACAAGACAACATTAGCCTCTCCGTTAATATAAAATTTATTACCGGTACCGTATTGATTAGTTCCCGTTGCTACGGTTACTGTGTAAGTTATTGTAGCCACAATTTAATCCTACGTAAATGTTATAGTAACACCAGGTGTTGCAGTTAAATCTAAATAAATTCCGTCGTCAAATAAAATTCCAGAACCAGGAACATAAAAATCTATTCCTTCAGTTCCAAATTTAAATGTAGCTATTACACTTCCAGCTGCTCCTCCAGATTTAAAAATTATACTAGAACTCGCTGCACCTTCCGCTTGAATTCCTGTTATTCTAGCTCTTTGTCCTAAAGGAACCATTTGTGCGTCTGCTGTTGCGTGGGCTACCTGTTGATCACTTGAGTATGATGCCATTTGTTTCTCCTGTTAAATTTTGTGTGGGCCGAAGCCCACACTCAATTAATTATTAACTTAAGTTTCTGTTTTGTAAATATAATACAGTAGCTGTAGCTGCACCAGCTGTTGCTGCAGTTCCAGTTTGATTGTAAGTTGCTACGACTTGAACGTCTGAAGTACCTACATCAATTAAGTTTCCAATTTGAGAAACATCTGAAGTAGCAAGAACTCTTGCTTGAGCCCCAGCTGCTAATGCATCAGCAAATTGATCTGCTGTTGAACCATCACCAAAATCAATAGTGTTAGTTGTACCTGCATTAAAAGCAGTTGTAACATCTAAAGTAATTTGAAAGATTTGGCTGTTCGCTGGTAAAGTTGCAATAGTTGTTGTTGAACCATTTGCACCAAAAACAATGTTAGCTGATTGAGCCATTAACACAAAACCTGTGTTTGCTATGTTATCACCAACAGTTGAACCAGTTGTGTTTGATATCGTTCCCGCTTTAATCGGTCCCGAAAATGTAGTTGTTGCCATTTTATATTCCTCCTAGAATATCTGAATACTGTCCTCTAGGGTTGTCGACTATACGCGTCAGTATTCATCGTTTATTTAATGTATAGTGTTTAGAATATATACTAGTTTTTAGTAGAGCGCAAGAGAGCCTGTAATGTGAAATGATTTTTCAACGATGTAGCTTTTTATTAAGTAGCTACAGAAACTTGGGGAACCGTTTCATTAACCTTATTATCTAAATGAGCTTTTTGTGCTTCAGCCATTTTAATATGGTTAATAACTTCTCTTACCTTATGATCTATTTTGACCATATTGAGAGTATATCTACCCTCGTTAAGATGCTCCTGTTCCCAGTTCAACTCCAAGGACCTTTTTTGTTTGTAAAGGTCTTCCAGATGTTTTTGCATCGATAACCTCCTCAAAAGTTATTCTATTTGTCTTGGAATCATAACTGTTTCCAAGATATTCCCATTTTATACTGTTATCTCCTAGTTTGTCAACTATTGAATTTTCTATAGATTCTGTAGTATCCGCAGGAGATTCTATTTCAAATCTTGCGTGATGGTCATAAGCCCAAATATTTATGAGGAATTTAGTCATTTTCTCACCCTATATTAAAAAAGGGGCCGAATTGTGTCCGGCCCCTTTAAAATTATTGGTTACGTTGCGTTTGAACCAAAGATACCTCTTGGATCAGAGAATCCAAAAACATATCTTTCTCTCGCTTTGTATCTAACGTTTCCAGTATCAAAGTCACCTTCCATTGAAGTTTTGATAGGTGATCTG